GCCGCGGTGCCGCATAGGTCCGGCTCTCATCAGAAGCGCTTCCTGTACCAGAGCAGCCGCTCGACAGCGAGCGGCATTGCTGTAGCGATGGTGCCGACCGCCACAGCCTCACGGTTGGCGTACCAGTGGCCGACCAACAGCAGGACGGCCTGCTCGACATCGCCGGTCAACCCCATCTCCTCGGGCTCAACCGGGTCGGTCTCTACCAGCTTGCGGTCGCAGTGCTGCTCGACATGGGCCTTGGCCGCTGCGACGTAGCCACCGATCAAGGCGTCTTCCTCGTCGCCGTCGACCCGCAGGTGCATCTTCACGGTGGCCAGGTCGAGCATTTACTTGGCCTCGGCTGCGGCTTTCTCGGCGGCAGCCTTGTCAGCGGCTTCTTTCTCGGCAGCGGCCTTGTCGGCTGCCTCCTTCTCCGCAGCCGCCTTTGCTGCTGCAGCTTTCTCGGTAGCGGCCTTGTCGTCCTTGGGCGCCGCAGGCTTGGTCTCCTTCGGCTTCGCCAATCGGGACTTGCCAGTGGCATCCACCTCGACCGCCAAGCCCTTGCCCAGCAGCGTGTGGGCATACTCGTCGTCAGCCTTCTCAAACTCCTGTCCACGCTTGACCTTCGCCGAGTCGGCGCCAAGCAGTTCGGCGTTGCCGACGAAACCCCACAGAGCCTTGATGTGCATACTGCCTCCTGAAACAAAGAGGCCAGCGATACGCCGGCCTTGAAGGATGGGTTAGACGGCGAGCGGGAAGTTGCCCTTGACCAGGGCTTCTTTGCGGCGCACGCCGAGGCCCAGACGCTCTTCAGCCAGCAGCGCGATCATGTTCTTGATGAACATGTCGTTGATCAGGCCCATTTTGAACAGATAGCTCATGCGGTCGAAGAGGATTGCAGCGCGGGCGAAGTTGGCGATCAGGAACTCGCCACCGGTGTCAGCATCGCCCTCGTCCATGCTGTCCGAAGTAATGACCGGACGACCCCAGAGGATCGGAGTGACCAGGCCCTGCAGGTTGGCGAACAGGTAGCGGTTTTCCCCATCCTTTTGCAGCTCGATATTCATCCAATCGAGCTCGCTCATCACGACGCCATCGGCGGACAGCTTCGATTGCTTGCGAACCTGATAGATGCCGCGGCGCACGATGTCGATCGAGGTATCGCCTGCTTTGGTCAAGTTGGCGTCGTAGATGGTGGCCTGGGTCATAAGACCGTTCAGGTTTTCGCCAGTACCATCGCCTTTGAGGATCTGGTTCTCTTCTTCAAGCTTCAAGTCGTAGCGCAGCAGTTCCTGGATGTACCCCTGCATTTGGGGAACGTCGGCCAACGCTTCTTCGGTCACAGGCATCCAGACCGCGATCTTTTTGACGCGATCGGTTGCCGATTCGAAAGTCACGTCGCTGGTTGGCTTGGTGCCACCCTCTGCTACCATGCCGGCGCCGCGAGTATGCAGCTTCTCACGGAAGTAGGTGTAGTTCTGGCCAGTGACCGGGATAGCGGTGAGCAGGTCGCGGATTCTCAGCTCTTGGCGAATGCCTGGCTGGATGGTGGTGTCATATACCGGCGCGACAACACCGGCGCTGGTGACCTTCACTTCCTTCATGGCGGCCAGATCAGACTTGGTGACCTCGATCTCGGCACGATTAGCCGAATTCGAAGACAGGGCCTTGTAGCTGTCATCGCCCTTGATCATGTCGATGAAGCTCTTGCCCTCGCCCGGCTGTCCACGCAGCTTGACGCCCTTCTGCTCCAGATCCACGACCTGGTCGATGACCTTCTGCAACTCGCCCTTCTGGTCGTCGATCAGCTTCTTCAGGTCGGTGCTGACCTTGTTGCCCTTTTCGACCTCGGCCATCGCCGCATCATACTTCTTCTGCAGCCCTTCAAAGCCGCTCTTCAGTTGCAGCTCGATGGAATCCTTCAGTTCTTTCACTTCGCTCATGGCGATACTCCGAAATATTGGGTGAACAAGTTGGGAATTTCTTTCAGCTCATCCACGATCGCCGTGGCCTCGCTCCCGCCGTCACGGCGTAGCGCGGTGTAGCCGAGCGAAGCGACTGCCGCCGCTTCCTTCTGCGAGAGGCCCATGCGTTCGCGCAGGGCCTTCTCGAAAAGCCTGATGTCCGACTTCACGCTGAGGACTTGAGCCTCGGGGTTCATGCCGAACGGGACGAATGAGGCCTCCCAGAGTTCGGCCTCCTTGATGACGCGCACGCGCCGGCCGGCGCGCTCCTCGAAATCTGCCTTGATGGTGTTGAAACCGATCGACATGCTGTCGAGGACTTCGGCCTTCATCAGCTCGTAGGCGTCGCGGGCATAGCTGACATTGAGATTGACCTGGCCCTTCAGCAGCAGGCCGTGGTCGTCCTGGGTGTAATTGGCGGCGCCGACCAGGCGGGTCAGGTCGTGGTACAGGGCCAGCTTCAGCTTGCCGCCCCGCGTTGCCTTCACTCGAGTGAAAGCCCCAGGCAAGATCACGTCGTCGCCCAGGTCCACGTTATTGAACACCGCAGCGTAGCCCTCGAAGTTGCCGGCTTCGTCAACGGCCTTGAGCTCAAAAGGAACTTCAAGATTCGCCATTCTTCTCCATCTCCCACCGGGTGACCCGGTTGTATTCTTCGCCTTCCAGGGGAGGCAGGTTTTCCTTCACGCGGACCTCGTTGATGGTCATCCAGCCAGAGCCGCCAGAGCCGCCGAGTGCACTGCCGTAGTAGGTGGCCCGACCTGCGCTGTCAGCACGCAACAGCCCCTCGACAGCGAACTCGGCAAAGCGATCGCCGGCCCGATAGAGCTTGTCGTTGAACTCGTCCTCGACCGCGTCGATGAAGGGCTTGAGGCCGAAGGTGATGTAGCCCGTGAGCTGCTGCTCAAGGTTCGAACCCATGATCGAGGTCTTCCCGGCGCGGTTGGCCAATGCCTCCTCCTGAAACTGCTGGGACTCGATGAACTGCGCATCCCTCTGACTGATGCCGGCAGGGACGATCTTTGGGTTGCCCTGCAGGATGGCCATCTTGCCGATGTCGTCGGCGTCGGCCTTGCGCACATCGGGGAACTTCTCCATGACCTGGGCCTGCTGTGCCTTGGTCAGGAATTGCTCATAGATGACATAGCCGCCGGTGAAGCCGCCCTTGCGCATGAAGCGTGCCGACCACTGTTGCCCGGCCTTCGCCAAGCCCATGGTTTCGGCTTGGTGCTCTATCGGCGAGAGGCCGACGATCCCGTCAAGGCTGAACAGCTTGAAGTGGAGCATGTTCTCTGGTGACACCAGATAGGGGTCGCCTTCGCTTGGCGTCACCACGTAGATCAAGTCATCTTCGGTGTCGATCTTGACGGTCCGCCAGTCCAGCGGTACCAGGCCGATCGGCTCGCCGTGGATGTTGCGTTCGATCAAGGCGAACGCGTTGCCGCGAAGCGCCATGTTCACAACCACGAACTTGAGGAAGTTCAGCATGGTCATGTAGGGGTTCGGCTTGCGAAGCAGCTTGAGCATGCGGTCGTTGCCGGTCACCAGCGCCCGCCCACCTTCCTTGTCTTCGTACAATTTGAGAGGCAGGCCGCTCAATGACTCGGAAAGGATCTTGACGCATGACCAAACCATGCTGATGGACAAGGCGGTCTTTGCGGAAACGCGCACGCCTGCCTTGGTGCGCTTTCCGCCGACTTCTAGGTCAACCTCGACATAGTCGCCCGTGGTCGGATCGGTGTATCCGAAGAATCCCCAGGTCGCGGGGTTGTACCATTTGAATGCCATGGTCAGCCTATGAGGTCAAAGAACCCGTTTTCGAGATAGTCAGCCATGCCGCCCTGCGCCTCAGGATTCAGGGCCAGGAGCGTCACGGCGTTGAACAAGGCCATCAGCGGGTCGATCTTTGCCGAGCCACTCGCCTGCTTGGTGATGAGGATTGCGTTCCCACGAGGTTCGACGCGCGCATTGCCGCAGCACCAGGCCATCATGGGTTGCCCGCCATGCCAGAGGCTGCCCTCGGCCAGCTTCCGCTCGGCGGTCTTTATTGCGCCGCCAAGGGTGTAGCCTT